AGTTTTGAAACTCATCTACAATAATGATTGCATTGTCCAGAGTAGTTCCGCGAATAAAAGAAGTGCTCCAAAAACTAATCGTACCTTGAGTTTTGAGGTTTCCATAGAGCATTTCAAACGATGCGTCATCTGGCATTTGGAACATATACTTTACCATATTCTTATAAGGAATCTGATAGAGAGATGATTTATCTTCATGGTCTCCGGGTAGGAAACCAATCTCACGAGTAGCAACAAGAGATCTTACAATATAGATTTTTTCGTAAGGACTTCTCTCATCTAGTACATCTTGAAGGGCATTATATAAAGTAATGAATGTTTTACCTGTTCCTGCACATCCATAAGCAACAAGATTTTGTCCCTTTTCATATGCTTCATATAGAAGTCTCTGATTATCTGTGAGAGGTTCAATATCTCTCATTAATTCAAGACCAATTGGTTTCTTGCGTTTCATTTGTTTCGCCGTCATACCAACACCAATTGGTTGATCTTCTACTCTTCTTTTTCTTGCCATATAAAATTAAATAGGTTTTACTTTTGAACCTGGTGCCTTCGAAGCTTTAGTCAATACATCATTCCAACCTGGATGAGACTTTTTAAGTCTATCATAAATTTCACCAACTTCACCAGAGTTGGGACAGGTTGATGGGTCTGACCAATCTCTATCCCAATCAGGATTATCTTGTTTCCATTGATCCCAATCGTGAACACTCATAGAAATTTCTTTTTGTTCACCAGTAACTTTATTATAAACTGGGTATGTTGCCAATGTTACACCTCCATAGTATGTAAGGATATTTATTCAAGTGTTAGTGATGGAGCATCTTCACATTCAATGCAGTCAATACACTCACTAACATTTGGATTTTTTTCAAAAAAATTATCAAGTTCTTCTTGAGTAAGAATAACTTTAAAAATATGTCCGGTTAAATGATCTTTTAAGCACCAAGTTTTCATTTTAATTATTTGAGTAATTTTTGATTATTTGTTTTATATGTTCAATGAAAGTTGTAGTATCTAAATCCATTTTCATAGTATTACAAGTAGGACAACAAGGAACACAATTTTCAATCAAATATCCTATTTGATTATCTTTTCTATCTATTCCCCAATGCGGAAATGGAATTCCAACTTTACTTTCTCTAAGAATAGGTTCCCTTCCACAATAAAAACAAGGTTTAGATATTATATCCAAATGTTCTTCTTTTGTTAAGTTCCATTCTTTATTTCTATGTTTAGCACCTCTTTTACAATCTCCATATATTAAATTATGATATGAAGTTTTTGTTTTTTGTTTTATTCCAACTTGTTTTGCTCTATCAGATCTTAAACAACCACAACTTTTACTTCTACCTTGTATTAAATAATCACCTCTAACCAATTGTTCTTTTCCACATTCACATCTACATAAGTAGCATCTTACTGAACGATTATTTTTACCAAAATATTGAATAATGTGAGAAGAACTTAAGACTTCCCACCGGTTGTATTTTTCTCCAATAGAAAAATTGTTTGGTTTCATATTAGTAAATACACTATATTTATTTATGTATTCACTACATTATACTAAATTTTCCACTCAAGTTCAAGACCACCTAATGCTTCCGCTGTAGTTGGAAATTGTTCTGCAAATAATTGCTTACAAAGTTTAGCAATATCCATATGTTCTTTTTGAGTTCCATTTTTTTCTCTAAGAGCAATGTATGTGATCCACGACCTTACAGATCCCGTCATATAGAGTCTTGTAGGCGTCGCTAGAGGCAGTACGAACCTTGCACACTCCTTTGCTACTCCTTTCTCTAGAAGGCGATTGTAGAGGCGCATAGAGTGCTCAAAATGAACGCGAATATCTTCTGTTAGAGTTAGTTTCAAATAATCAGGAATATCGTCGATTGAGTTCTGACGATTCTTATCATCCTGACGACGTAGTTCAGGAAGAGGAATAGATTTACTGAGAAGTGTACTATCAGCATATCGTTGAGAAAATTCCTGATATGTAAAACTCCTATGACGCAAAATCTGAGCAGCAATACCTCTTGTCGTATTAATCTCTACAGTCATTGAAGCTTGTTCAAAGATACTCCAATGCTGATGCTGAATACAATACTTAAGTAGTCCAGCAAACTTATCATTCTCCTGGTTTGCTGGATTAGAAACACGAGCACAGTATGCCATATGTTTCTCTGCATCTGGTGTAACAGATACAAGTTTTACTTCTGGTTTCATAAACTCAAAGTCATCAAACATTATATTCATCCTCCTCGTCATAAAATACTTCGTCGTAATCAGCTAGAAAATTCTTAACTTCCTCATATTGAGGATCTTTAACTTCAAAATCAAGTTCTTTCTTAAGACATTCAACTAAAGTCTCAAGGTTTCTTACGATGAGCTTAATCTTTTCTCTATCCATTTTTATCAACCTCGACAAAGGTAATTATACATAAAAAAAGAGGGGGAGTCAAGTCCCCCTCTTATGTTATTTTGCTGCCAATAGAGTGGCAAGAGATGCTTTTTTGCGCCTCTCTTCTTTTTGCTTTTGCTCTTTTATGAGTTGCAATACATTAAGTTTCTTAATCACTTATGCCCCTCCTTTACAAACTTAACACCACGATAGGTTTCATTGTATTGTTGAGGTTGTTGCATCATTTGTTGCTGATACTGAATACGCTTTTCAGTATCATACTCGATACCGCGATAAACTACTTTAGACATTAGGTTTTCTCCTTAGTTTTTTAAGTTAAAGAGCGTTCCTTCAGTCGGCGTTTGCGTTCGCTATTTGCGAATAGCGAATGAACGATCCGTTCCGCGTCGGCTTACTTCCGTCCCATAGGGATGAACGTAAGGTCATTATAGACCTGTTAGTATAGTTATGCAAATAAAATTGTAAAATATTATACCAAATTAATCTCTAGTACGCCAGTCATCTGGTTTATCTTGACTAAAGAAGTCAATAATATCATCTACATCATTAAATCCTGTTCTATGATTTGATGGATCTGGATCGCCCAAATCTAGTTGATTTAGAAAATCATCCATACCACCTTCTTGCATATCTGGATTAGCGGCACGGCGTCTTGCTTGTCTCAAAATAGTTGAGGCAGAACGATTTGCTTTTGCTAACTTTTCCGCCCATATCATTTCATTTAACTCTACAGATTCGCCCTTTACAATTCTCTCACAGATTGCTTCAAGGCGAAGACGGTATTGAGTAGAGAGCATAGTCTTCTCCAGGTATAGTGTATTTAGTTATCGCTCAATATAACTTAACGTATGATTTTGAGCATAAAGTTGCTGAATAATAATATCACATCCAATCTTTGGATTACAATCACCACAGGTATAGACATCCACTGCTGCTTTACCTTCCTCCGGCCAAGTATGAATACTGATATGACTTTCTGACAACAGACAAATTACAGTGACTCCCTGTGGTTCAAACTTCTTTGAGATAGTCTGAATCACAGTAGCACCACTTGCAACCGCTGCGTTTTCTAAAAGGTCAATAAGACAACGCTCGTCATCCAAAAGAACAAACGAGCATCCATACAAGTTAAGTAGATAATGCTTACCCATTTACAGTGGATTATCCTCCGCTTCCTTAATCAATGAACTCACAATCTCTTCAGTACCGTCCATTGATTTAATGGCAAATAGAGATGATTTTTGATATTTTTTTACTTTTTTATATTGTTTTAAAAGTTTATTTAAATCTTGTTTAGGAAGTTCAAATTGAACTTCAAGATCATTATTAAATCCTTTATTCATTTCTTTTTTTTCTTTTCTGGTTTTTGATATCTCCACAATTTTGGATTTGTTCTTCCATATCCAAAATCAATTTTTTGAACAGATCCCAATCCATACTTATCATAATACATATCAAAAATACGGACCCTAGATCCTCTTACAAGATCGATGTGAATTTCTTCATCCACTTTATACCAAATTAAATATGCGTCATTTGGAAATGAAGAATCTTTTGTTTTATCAAGAGTGGTCTTTTCAAGAAGAATTTCACATCCATATTCACTAGGCAGAACTTTATTGGTTTGATTTTTTTCTGCCATTTTCGATTTCTCCTTTAAAAGCACATTCATGAACGACCACCCCATTGAATATCGGGATATGCCTCACTAACAATTTCTTTAGTAATTTTGTATTTATTTTGAAGTTTTTTATCTTTTACAAGACAAACAATTTCCGCTTCAAGTGGATGAAGACCCTGAAGAATATTGATAAACATAGTTTCTCTGCGAAGAGAACTTAATCCATCATTGCCACCTTTTACGAAATTATAAAACATAGTATATTCTTTTCTAATTGAAGATTTACCTTGGTCCATAGATCCAAGAGAATTTGAATTCATTTCTTCCATTTTAGAAACTGCATCTTCAATTTTTCCACTTAATGTTCCACTATAAGAAGTCTGCTCTCCTGTACTTGCATAAGGAACATCGCCCTCTGGAAGTAAAGAAATTATAGACTCATCAAAGTTCCAAATTAAAATTGTTTTAAGTGAAGGATCTTCATATTTTCGAAGAAATTCTATTTTTTTACCGTTTGTTCTTTGTTTTGAAACTAAATTTAAAATTTCAAAAATAAAAGGATTTGTAGGTAAATTTTCAATCAATGTTTTAGGTTTTGTTTTAGTTGCTGTCATAATTTTTAATGCAAATCAGTTTAATATAGTTATTTTGGTTATTTATTAATCTTCTTCATTTTCATCATCTTCATCATCATATTCTTCACCATCAAAAAATCCCTCTTCAAAACGAACAGCTAATACTTCATCAGGTATTATATTTCCATTGTTATCAAGAAATTCTGGATGAATATTGCGAATACCGTAAATTCTTTCTACTTGATATTGTTTAAAAATCCATCCGCCAATTAAACCGATGAAAAGGAACATTACACAAAATAAAATTGTAAAGGTCAAAATGATTGATAGTTCCATTTGCTTTCTCCAGAGAGTTTATTTTTTTCTAATATCGAAATGAAATTCTATAAAAAAATGAAACTCTCTACGAAAAAGAGAAATCATCTTACCAAATTTCAATTGAAACGTTTTTGGTGTAGATTCTCTCCTCCTATTGCGTAATAATAATTCAATACCTCTATTAATTTGAGGTTCATTTTTATTTAGTTTTCTTTTTTTATCATCCTGATCTTCTTTCACAATTAAATCAAATTCTGTTCTTTCAAATATTGAACTGTATCTGAGCATCCACCAAGATGCTGAGTATCATTTAAAACAATCTGGGGAAAAGTAGATCCATCTCCAAACTCAGAATAAAATTCTTCACGAGTAAAATCAACATTTAATTTATAAACCACATGTTGCAAATTAGTCAATTCCAATACTTGTTGGATTTTTGTGCAATATGGGCATCCATCTTTAGAATAAACTGTAAATTTCATATTTTTTATCTTAGTAGATTAGACGCATCTATCTTATCATATCTTTTTATTCATGTAAAGTTTAAATATCAATGATATCCTTTACTTTTAAATTTTTTCCTTTTGTTTCCCACCAATTTAATATTGTATTATGCGATATTTCATGACAATCTCTTTGGGGAAATAACACATTTCCACAATCATATTTAAGCAACTCAGACTCACAATTATAAACATCTTCTACAAAAAGTGGAAACCCATAGACAACACTCACATTAACGTCAATATTTTTAGGATTTCCCAGTGGAGAAAAAATAATAGTTTCTGCTACTGGATCTTTTGCCCACTTTGGTCTTACGTGGGAATCATTTCCAACAAAATCAAGATTAAAAGATCCATTTCGATAATAATTGGAAATTAATTTTTTTGCATGAGATCGTTTGATTAAATAAGCACATGCCGACCAATCACACCAACATCTATGCCTCAATTTAAGACCACCTGTAGAAAATACAAACATATCACCTTCTCTAACCCAACAAAGTTGAATACATTCCCAATCTTCTGGTAGAGAATTAAAGAATTCTTCCCAAGTGAAGTTCCAATATTTAATCGGTTCAAAACTTATATCATCTTCACAAAAGAATGCATATTCTTCGTCAGTGTCAAAATACCAATCTTTTATTGCTTTTAAGTGCGAAGTTGTTGGACCTCTACCAATACCATTCAATTCACGAAAAGATTCTCCAATATAATGATGATCTTTATCATCATAAACTTCAAATATATGAGGTCTAATATTTGTTAGATTATACTTAGCAAATTTTTCATAAAGAAGTTTTCTTCTATCTTCAGATTTATCAACACTTATAAAATTAATTGGAGGAAAATTATGCAATTTATATGAATGTTCCTTACATTCAATCTTAACAAAAACCTCATTAACTTTATCTTGAATTTTTCGAATTCTATTACTCCACCATTCTAAAAGATTATTTTGAATTTCTTGCAAATGGTCTTTATCATTCAGAAGATCTATACACTTTTCCACTGCTTCATCCCAAGATTCTGCAAATACCCAAGGTGGATTTTCTTCATATTTAAAAGTATTTTCTATTTCTTCTTTTGGTCCAACAACAATAGGAATAGCACCACACATTGATGCTTCATAATTTCTAAAACATTCTAAAGAACTATTTCCCCTACCACAAGGAACAAATATAGAATCACTATAAATTTTAATTAGATCATCTTTACTAATTCCTTCCTGAGCAAAAAAGAAATTTTGAATATTATTTTTAAATATTTCGATCATTTCAGATCTATCACTAACTGAAACCCATTTTTGTTTTTTATCATCAAAAAAGCAAAATTCCCAATCTTTAATTTTGCCTATAAAAGACCAATTATATTTTTTTTCTGATAATGGAATATTGCTTATTTTACCGACTGGTGTGTTATTACCATACCCAAGTGGAATATAAACTAT